TCGTATAGAAACGAAAAAGAATTTAAAAAATCTTTAAGAGAATTTAAGGAAAATGTTCTCAACAGTAAGTCGTTGTCCAAGGTTTATAACTTGTATGACCAACTTTCAACTTCTCAAGGTCTGAGTGCTTCAGATGCTAATGAATATGTTAATGAAGGTATTGGTCTTATCCAAAGATTATTACCAACAATCAAAATGCCAAAAAGTATATCTGAAAGTAATGACAACTTATATTCAGACATTGATACTTTAGTTTATACGAATAAGCTCAATATCCACGAAAGATTACAGGCCAAAAAAAATATTATCAAAGCTTTGACTTCAGAAAACAAAATTGTTAAAGAATCTATACAAATTCCAATTAGCACAATGGTAAAAATTGCTAACCAAACTTTGGAAAATTATGTGGATACAATGGACGAACAATCTAAGAAAACTTTTATTGAAATTCTTAAATCTGATGGTGAAAATCTAAAAGAAGGATTTTCTGTACTTAAAGAAAAAACTATCGAAAAATTGAATTCAATTCTTGACGAACAAAAAGAAAGTGATGTTATTGAAAAAATAACTGAAACAATTAACAAATTGAAAGGGGAAGAATTCAATCAAATTAACTACGTTAAATTAGTTAATTTAGAAAAGAATTTATAATTCGTTAACTTTTCTTTGTTTGTAAATTGCCTTCAACTTCTGAGCTCTTTTCTCAACAGACTTTTTTGTGAATTCTTTTCTATTCATCAATTGTTGATTCTGTTTAGTTTTAATAACTTTGGACTTTAAGGTCTTGAGAGCTTTCTCGATGTTTTCGTTGTTTTTAATTTCTATAATTAGCATATTCAGAAATAAATATTATTGGTTTTTGTAATTTTTTGACATTGAGTTTTATATGTCTTATTTTTATTAAAATAAACTTTAATAACATGAAATTTAATGAAAAAAGGAAAAAGTGTAAAGTTGAATCTTTACAGTCCAATTAAATCAGTATATGGTACTGTCGATTCAAAAAATTTAAAATCAATTTACATTAACATCCAATCTTGGGTATGTCCCAAAAAAGACCATGACAACTGGCATAGGGTAGTATGTAATCTTAATCGTGAAATAAAGCATTCAGTATTCAATTCAATATCACAAACAGTTTTTATGGATAAAAGTATTGTCGATTTAGATTTAAGAACGAGTGGGATATCAGTAGGAAAAAAATCTTTTTTTAATTTAGAAGTAAATTTATACACAAATGAAGAATTAGACTTCAAATCTCAAGAATTAAAAGATTCAGTTAAAAGAATCGTTAAAAACATTTTCACAAATAACCTAACAAACAATTCGTATTTTGACTTTTATAAAACCAAAAAGTAAAATAACAACTAAACTTACTCAATCAGTATATTTATTTCTAAAAGAGTTATGAAGAAATTAAGAATTCTCGAGGCAAATGAATCAGGTCATGGGATTTTGATTGAAATGGATGCGGGTTACGTGTCCCCTCGTGAAGATATGAATGCCGCTTTTTTGAGAGAGGCTGTCAAAATGGATTATAAAAACCCTTTTGAATTTTACGCTGTTCTACAAAAATACGATACCCCCAACAGAAATGGTAGATTCTATCCTGAAAGAATACTCAAGAGAGAGGCTGAAAGATATAAAAAAATGATTGCTAAAGGTTTATCAACTTCAGAATTGAACCACCCAGAATCTTCTTTAATTGACCTCGATAGAGTTTCACACATAATAACAGACGTATGGTGGGATAAGAATATATTAATGGGTAAATTGAAGTTACTCACCTCACCAGGTTTTCATGAAAGAGGTATCGTTTCAACTAAAGGTGACCAAGCGGCTAACCTAATGAGACAAGGTGTTACAATGGGAGTTTCATCAAGAGGTGTTGGTTCCTTGAAAAAAGTTGGCGAAAGAAATGAAGTTCAAGATGACTTTGAATTAATTTGTTTTGATTTAGTATCCTCACCCTCAACACCCGGTGCTTATCTTTTCTCAGATGTAAATGAAAGAGAAAAATATGAAGAAAATCTTGAAGAAGAAAAGAAAGTTTCTCAACCGGAAAAGAATTTAGACAAGTCTATTGATTTGATGAAAAAACTTACCGATTTTTTAGGTAAATAAAAATTAAAATTATGGACGAAAAGTATTTTGTTGCTAAAATCACCTATGACCTTCCTGATGAAAACTCTGGTAAAATTAAAAAAATTAGAGAAGAGAAATTAGTTAAAGGTTTTTCAGTAACTGATGTTGAAGCAAAAGTTACAAAAAAATATGAAGGGTTTTCTCACGATTGGAGAATAACCTCAGTTTCCGAGAGTAAAATCGATGAAGTAATTGATTAAAAGTTAAAGTGGTCTAAATGACCACTTTTTTTATTTTATGAAACTATTTATAATAAAATAATTAACATGATTTTTATTATAACTTATAAAGACCAAACTTCTACAACTTTAAGTGCTGATACATGGTCTGATGCTTCATCATACGCAGAAAACAATGGAAAAGAAATTTCTGTTATACAATCTCAAAATAATTTCCAAATAGTTCTAAATGCAATAAATTCTGACACTTGTTATTTCATTGTCATGAAAGATAATACTACACAATCACTTTTCAGATATATTGTTTATGAAACAAATTTCCAATCATTATTAAATTGGATATCAGCACAAACAGATAAAGTGGTTACTAACATACAATTGATTCAAAGAAATTACGTTTCATTATAAGAGAAATAATACTTTTTTCTTATTTGACACTATTTATATGTTAAATTAAACAATTTTTCTATGCAAGAAAATAAAGACGTAGTACAAGAGGCACTCATTCGAATGAAACAAGTCGAAGATGTAATTGCCGAAAATGCAAAAGGAATACTTGCTTCAACTATGAAGGAAGAAATCAATCAATTAGTAAAAGAATCTCTATCTGAACAAGATGATGACGAGGTTGAATTAGATGTAGACATGGACGATGACACTGAAGAGGTGGATATGGACATGGATACTGATAACGAAGACGAAGTCGAGATGGATATGGACTTAGACATGACTGACATGGATTCAGAGTCTCCTATTGATTTGACAAATGCTTCTGACGAAGAAATTCTAAAAGTTTTTAAAGCTATGGGTGAAGAAGATGGTATTATTGTAAAGAAGGATGGCGAAGACATTCATCTTACCGATAACAATTCTGACAACGAATACTTAGTAAAACTTGGTGAATCTATGGAAGAAGAAATGGACGAACAAGAAGAGGAAATGGATGAGCAAGAAGAAGAAATGGACGAATCATCACATTATGGTGGTAACAAAGGTGACATTTCTAAATCTCGTAAAGACTACATGGAAGAAGACGAAGATGTAGATGCAGTTATTGAAAAGTTATTCTCATCTGATTCAGATGACAGCGAAGGCATGGATGTTGACGTTGAAGATGAAGAGATTATGTATGAAATCGAATTTGACGAACAAGACGATGAGGACATGGAAATGGACGACGACATGGATAATGTTGACGAAATGGAAATGGACGAGCAAGAAGAAGAAATGGACGAGCAAAATTGGGAAGAAAGCTTAGATGAGGCTTACAGTCACAAAAAAGCACCAGGAATTACAGGAAACGGACCTAAGTTCTCTTATAACAAATCTGCTAAAGGTGGATTTAAAGAAGATAAGAAAGTAGGACCTAAATCTGTAGGAACTGGTAAAGCTAAGTTTGAATACAAGAAAGGCGCGAACATGGAAGGAAAGTCTAAAGTAGTTAAAGCTGAAACAAAAGAAGGTAAATTCGGAGGCAACAAAGGAGACGATTCTCGTTCTAAAAGAGACTACGAACAAAAGTTTGGTGGCAACAAAGGTGACAAATCTAAAACTCATAGTGGAAAAGATTATGAGAAGACTGAAACTAAAGAAGCTGCAAGAACTTATGGTATGGGTTCTAAAGAAGGAAGAGGTCTTAGAAAAGGCATCACTAATAACAGAAACTATGTTTATGGTAAAAATGGTGTAAAAGTTGAATCTCTTGAATCAGAAGTTAGTATGTTGAGAGAAAAGAACGAAGAGTATAGAAAAGCATTAAATGTATTTAGAGAGAAATTAAATGAAGTAGCAATCTTCAACTCTAATTTAGCATATGCAACTAGACTTTTCACTGAACATTCAACAACTAAAAAAGAAAAAATAAATATCCTGAGAAGATTTGACGGAGTTGAAACACTTAAAGAGTCTAAAAACCTCTATAAGTCTATCAAAGACGAATTAGGTCAGGTTGATACAAAATCAATTAACGAATCAGTTGGAAATAAAATAAACAATACAGTTTCAACAGGTTCATCAACAACATTGATTGAATCAAAAACTTATGAAAATCCACAATTCTTAAGAATGAAGGATTTAATGACAAAAATTAAATAAACAAAATAAAACAAAACAAATATTTTAAAATGGGAGCATTATTAGAATCAGGTCTTGTTGGTAACATCGGTCTTAAGCACCTTAAAGTTATCAAAGAAGACACAATCGGAAAATGGGACAAATTAGGATTCTTAGAGGGTCTTAAAGGTCACATGAGAGAGAACGTAGCTCAACTTTATGAAAACCAAGCGTCATACCTTATCAACGAAGCTTCAACAACTTCAGATACAGGTGCTTTCGAAACTGTGGTTTTCCCTATCGTTAGAAGAGTTTTCTCTAAATTATTAGCAAACGATATCGTATCAGTACAAGCTATGAACTTACCAATCGGTAAATTGTTCTACTTCGTACCTAACATCCAAAACTACGAAACAGGTGGTGACTATAATTCAAATGAGGGAACTCATTACAAACCTTATGGAGCACCAGAGGGACCTTTATCTCCAAACGCTGGATATAACTACAACACAGGTAGAACATTGTATGACAAGTTCTATGAGGGTGAAGAACCAGCATTAGACCCACCAGGTTTATATGACTATTCTAAAGGTTCATTCTCTGCAGTAACAGGTGATGCTGTAACTGCGGTTTGGAACAATGTTACATTGAACCTTGACCCATCGGGTTACACAGAATCTAATTATAGAAAAGTGTTAATTATCATGTCAGGTTTTGCATCTGATGGTGCTGGTAAATTAATCGGTCCTGATGGTCAACCAATCGATAACGAATCATTCTTATCTGATTTAACTATTTACGGACGAACTGCAGGAGATGCTAACCCAACAACTGCGGGTGGTGGTCCTTATTTATTTAGAGTTGTAACTCAAAGATATGGTAAAGGTATTGTTCAATACGGTAATAACAACTCAACATTAGTATTCCCTACATCAAAAACAGGTGGTGGTCAATATGACAACATTTGTGATGTTGAAGGACAAATCTATCTTGAAATAGATTTACAAGTTCCTGCATGTATTTCTTGCGGCGGTTCAATCGACGGTTACACAGGTTCAACGTTCTCTTCTACAACACAAGTAAACCAAGCGTTTACACCTGTTTATAGAATTTACAAGAACTTGGAATTCGAAGATAGAATTGGTGAAGTTTCTTTCGATTTACAATCTGTAACAGTTTCTGTAACTGAAAGAAAATTAAGAGCACAATGGTCTCCAGAAATGGCACAAGACGTTGCGGCATTCCACAACATCGATGCTGAAGCTGAATTAACAGCTTTATTATCTGAGCAAGTTGCGGCTGAAATCGATAGAGAAATCTTGAGAGACCTTAGAAAAGGTGCGGCTTGGAACTTAAGATGGGATTACAACGGTTGGAAGAGATTAGGAACTAACGCAGTTCCTTACACTCAAAAAGACTGGAACCAAACGCTTATCACAGCAATCAACCAAGTTTCTGCTCAAATCCATAAGTCTACTTTAAGAGGTGGTGCTAACTGGATTGTTGTTTCTTCTGAAATCAGTGCAATTTTTGATGACTTGGAATATTTCCACGTATCAAACGCAGCTCCTGAACAAGACCAATACA